AGCCTGCCAGCCGTCATACTGGTTGATATCCTCAGTGAGCAGCCACCCGGCGCGTTGCGCCTGCGCATGGAATGGCGTACCCGGCTGGGGCGTGGAAGTGGACACCTGCCACTTCTGCATCAGCCCTTGATTGCGCCATCTGCGCAGATCGTTAAGCGTCTGCTTGTCCGTCTCCTCAGTGCTGCCCGGCGCCCCGATCTGGAATGTGCCATACGCGCCAATGCCCGCCATTTTGAACCACTGCAACATGCGCTCTATCTTGTCAAGGTGCATCGTCTTGCCAATGCGCTTGCCCACCACGGCGCTTGTGCTTTCCACACCAAACCGAATTTGCCTGTAGCCGGCGCGGGCAAGCAGTTTGACCATATCCTCGGTCACAGTCCAGTATCCGCACATCGCATCATATTCGTAGCGGTTCAGGCCGCGCCGTATCAACGCCTCGGCAAATGTCATCAGCCATTCAGCGTTAGCGTTGTGCGCCTCCTCGTTGAAATAGCAGCCGCCAAACTCGGGATACTTGCCCGCCAGGTATGCGATTTCGTCGCACACGTTCTCAACGTCGCGGCAACGGTGCGACGCGTGGCTTTTGCCGTGCCCACCATAATAGGTGGGCACAACGCAGAATGAGCAGGAGAGCGGGCAGCCGCGCGTCGGGTACAGTTGCACGATGCCCGGCGCGTAGTGGTTGATTTCCTGATAGGCGATGCGTGGCACGTCCTCGTCCTCAGGCCACGGCAGCCAGTCAAGGTCTATGTATCCGGTTGGCTCCGGTGCGCCTTGTAGCAGCGCCAAAACCTTCGCTTCGTACTCGCCGACCACTACATCTGTCCATCCGTCCGCATAGGCGCGGGCGGCGTCGTATGCGCCCATTGGTCCGCACAGGATGTTGCGCTTTGCTGCCACGCCGCGCATGACGTGCGTCATCGTCGGATAGGTAAGCGCCGAGCACTCGCATATGAGCACGTCAGGCTCATGTCTGCGTATTTCCATGATGTAGCGGCCAGCCGCCCACCGGCGCAGGTTGCCGTCCAGCATCACCGTCTGCGCGTCCGGCAATTCCCGCTTGAGCAACGTGCTCAGAATGCCCAGCTCGTAGGGGTAGAATTGAAACGCCGCCCTTCCAGGCACGGCGCTATCCCACCTTGACGGGTAAAGTATGACTTCCTTCCCGTTGTCGAGAAGGCCCGGCCCGTTCGCGATGACTATCTTCATTCGGGCACCCCGTGCTTCTCGATCATGAAGGCGTTGTTATGCGCGTCCGTGCCTGCGTACTCGGGCAAGTCGAAGCGTTGCCGCTGGTCTAGGTGGTCAAATGGCAGCGGCACACGCTCAAGCCTAAAACCGTATTCCACGGCGCTTACGCTGAAATCCACATCTTCCCACGATGACACAAGGAATCGTTCGTCCCAGCCCCCTGTAGCGGCCCACACAGCCTCTGGCGCAGCCACGCACCACCCCTCGATGTACTCGTATCCCTGATTCATCATCAGCTTGGGGCCAATGACTGAATCCTCGTACCACTGCAAATGCTCAATGAATGGCCCCTTGCAGCGCACGTCATTCGACAGGACAATTGTCCAGTCGGTTGGGCCTGCGATGCGCTTGGCTTCATTGATGGCGGCGGCATAGCAGAGACGCTGCGTCCTGTGAATCCACGGTGCGATTGGATACCGCTCCTGGCTGGCGTTGTCGATTACGACAAGGCAGGCGCTTGGTTCAAACGCCTGCACTTGTCGAATGAGGGGCGCTGTGTACCGTTCCCAACCGTCAATGCCGATAATGAGCACGGCCACGCTAAGCATAGGCCGGCACCTCGATGGGTGTGGGTGACTGCAACTCCCAGTCCGCCGCAAGCCTTGTCATCAGCGGCGCCCACTGGTCGCGAACGATGGTGTCCCAGTCGTATTCCGCATGGATGGACGCGGCCACCTGGCGGCGTTTCTCCATCTGCCATTCGTTGCCGTTGGCGCTCCATTCCTCATACAGGCTTTCAAGCGCCTGCGTAATGCCGGGTGCGGATGGCCACGCCTGCCATGCATTCATGGGCGTCCAGATCATGTCTGCCGGCGCAACCGCATAGCCCCAGCGCACCAGTTCAGGCATGGCGCTGAAATCAGTCACAATCACCGGCGCGCCACACGCCTGCGCTTCGATGATGGGAATACCGAAGCCTTCGGCCATCGCCGCGCCCATAAATACGTCGGCGCTGTTGTACACAAGCGCCAGGTATTCAGCCGGTATGCCCATCGCATTCTTGTAGCGGTCTGGGAACATCGTCTTCTTTTCGATGCCCAGCGCCTTCGTGAGCGCGGCAAAGTCAACGCCGCCGTACATCTGCGTTGGCTCAGTGTGAATGTACAACTTGGCATCGGGCTTGTTCTCAGCGAACTTTGCCCATGCGCGCAACTGCACCTGAAACGCCTTACGATCGGGGAAGCCCTTGTTGGCTGCCACCATCACGGTGAGATGGCCGGGCTTGTCAAAGTTGCGCGCCTTGAATGCGGCCACCCGCTCCCGGTCTTCGATGACGTTGAAGACACTTGGCTCGATGCCATGCGGAATGTAGGTGTTGGGTACGCCAGCCGCTTCCAGCATGTCATGCCCCCACTTGGCATACGTAAGCGGCATGTAGGCGCCTTCCAGCGCGCTGAGCACGGTTTTTGGTACAGGGTCATGGTCAATCGGAAGCCACGGCAACCAGAAGGCTGGGTGTACCTTGCGCGCCGTGTCTTTCATCACCCACACGTCAATCAGCGAAATCACCACGTTGGCGCGGTGGTCTTTGGCGTGCGCCTCGATCACATCGTTGCCGTAAGGGTCGCCGCCCTGCGGGTAAATCTTGTGCCCGTTGACGTTGTGAACGCCGCCTTGCAATCCGTACCATGCGAACATGGCCAGTGCTTCAGGCGATCCGATTTCGGGGAGTTTGGCAAGACGGGGCAGAAGGGAACGCCCCTGGACGCCATAACCGCTGGCGGCCCAGAACGCGTTTGAACTGTAAAGAACTCGTAAGTTTGCCATTAGCCCTCCCAGGCTTGCTATGTTCGCTGCTCTTCATTCAAAGCCGTGCATTCGCAGCGCACGGCGGTTTGCCACATCTCGTCGTTATTGACGCCAACCACCTCCCAGGTGCGCGACTGGTAAAGCAACCTATCCTCTGCGGTCACGTCCGTGCCCACGGGGAACGTTGCATCCCAGCGCGTTTCGGCGCCAACACGTTCACCCGTCACAAACTCGCTGCGCTGGTTGTTCTGTGGGTAGATGCGCCCAACCACTGTTCCCACGGCGGCCCACGTCTCTGTGAAGCCGCCCATGCTGTCACGTGCCAGCGTGTGCCGCTGAATGACAACGGTGCCTGGCATGGCCTGCTCTTGCATGGCCCGCATCCAACGCAGCCCGTTATTCGTCAGCATGTCGCACCCGCACGTCATCGCGGAACATGCTCACGCTGCGCGCAGACTCGCCGCCAAACGTCGCTTTGGCCTCGGCGCGGCGCGCCATGTCCGTGTACTGCGCAACCAGTTGCGACGCTTTGAAGCTTGCACCGTCTGCCGTGAAGTCGAAACGGTCTGCAACGTGCGCCGCCTTTTGCCGCCATATATCGGCTGCTGCTCCCCATAGGTCATAGGTGCGGGCGTTGAGATACAGCGTGGAGCCGCCAGTCGAGGCCGCAAAGGTGTAGCGGCCTCGATCATAGTCGGCTGTGAATAGTGCTGTGCCCACGCGTGCGCCTGTGCCATCGCGCAGGTAGTGGATCGCTGTGCCGCCCGTGGTTGTTTCCAGGTTGCGCCACATCGATTGATAAATTGTGTATTCCACCGTGCCGCCGCTATTCACGGTAGACACGGTGGAAAGCGGTTCGTCCATCACATCGGCGCGGGTGCGGTCGAGCGCAGCCTGTATCTGGTCATCCGTCCAGTATGCGGTCGCGCCAACGGTGTAATCCGCTGTACCCGTTGAGGTCAGGTCGCGTACCCGCTGTATGAGGCTGGCCATTCCCGTTCGCGCCGTCATGTGCTAAATCCCCTGTGTCCACTCTGCGACCACAGTCCAGTCACCAATCGCCACAGTGCCGGTTTCGTCGTACTTGACGAGCAACACCTGGCCCTCGGTGAGCTTTTCGGAGCCGCTCGTGAGAGAGAACGTCTCCTTCTTCTGCGCCGTCCATCCTGGAGCCGTGCCGCTTGCGGCAGTGCCGCCCAGCGCAGAACTGATCGCCGTTGTTGCCGTGCCAGCCGTGCCACCGTTGAGAAGGGTCAGGTTGAAGTGATTGGCAGAGCCGGCGGCCAGCGTGGTGCTGCTGAAAGCGTATGCGCTGCGCAAGGTTGCACCACCCGTCGGTGCAACCATGATCGGCATGGTCAGGTCAGCAGTTACGCCGCTGTTGAATGTAGTGAACCTCGAGTTGTAGCCGGAAATGCTCATGGTTCCCCCTTAGCTCGGCGCTGTGGCGTCTGCGATGATGCCGGCGCCGAAGGTGTCGCGCACGATGCCAACCGCATAGCCGGCAGTCACGTTGATTTCGTAGGCGCGTGCGCTGGCGTCGCGCTGTTGCTCAAAGCGGGCGGGGCGGCGCGTGTCAAGCATGAGCGCAGGCGGCGCAAACACACCGCTCCATGCGTCGTCACTGGCCACGGTGCCCATGTTGCTCGAAACGTACCAAGTTGCGCCCACCAGAGTGGCTACGTAGTAATCACGCAGCGCCTGATTTGCCACGTCGCTGGCCACCACGTTGGTGGACGGCTTGCCCAACTCTACCCATAGCGTGTGCCAGTGGTAGGGGTGAAGCACTGCCGAGATGCCGCCGTACTGCGCAGCGTGCGCAGCGTTGATGCGCGACACAGCCGCCGCAACGTTGCCAAGATTGATTGTGCCGGCTGCCGTGCCCAGTGAGTTGGCGCTGAAATCATCGAACAGGCCCATCAAGTCAACGTCGATCTTGGTGGCAATCGACGCGCCCAGCTCTCGGGTCGCATCCTGAATTGCGCTGTCGGGGTCGGTTTCCATGTCACGGTCGCTGAGCACAACCTGCGAGATGATTTCCGCAGGGGTGAGCGTTGCCGCCGCAGTGCGCCCAAAGGTTGTGGGCGACGCAAAGTCTGCGTTCTCATTCACAGTTACGGCGGTGATTGCCGGGCGGGTGGGCACTACACGATTCATCCAGCCCGTTGCGCTGCGATTGTCAACCAGGTTCGCCATCAGGTTCATTTCGCGCGCCACGAAGATCGCCCGGTCATAGATAGTGTTGAAAAGCGAGTTGAGGTCGCTTACGTAGGTTACGGCCATGATTAGCCTCCAAAGATGCTGCTCTTACGCGGCCCGCCATGCCCAAAGAACATCTGGCGCAGTTCCGCGTCTGTGTCTCCACTGCTGTTGATTGCGCCGGGCCGCACATGCGCCCCGCGTCCTGCGCCCGCAAGTTTGGCGAGTTGTTCCGTCGCCTTCTTTTCGTCGGGGTCAATCTTGGACAAATCGAGCATGGCCACAATGTCGGGGTCTACCCCGGCCTTCGCTGCCACCCTCATGGCGTAGGCAAGTTTCTGCGCCGTCTCTGCTTCCGCTGCCTTCGTTGCAAGGTCTGCTTGCAACTTGGCTAGCTGGTCACTAAGCGCCTTGTTATCGCCCGCCTGTGCCTGCACTGCCTTCAACGCCTGCTCTGTCTCGCGCAGTTGGACGCGCCACTTGGCTGCCTCCGCATTCGCTTTCGACAATTCCTTGCTTTCCTGCGTTTCTGCGGGGGCTGCCTGAGCCGCCGCAGGTGCTACCGGTGTCGCCACCGGCGCGCTGTCGGGCGCCTGGCCAGACTGCGCAATGTCATCGGACATGTTTTCTCGCTCCCATAAAGTCCATGTAAATCTGTGCGGAATCCGTCAGAGGCCTGCCCTGCCGGTTTAATACATCCTCAAGCCATTCCCCCAGGTGGGCCGGGCTGATGATGCGCTTCTCCGTGATCGTGCCGGGTATGCTGTCTGGTGTCGGTGCGCAGCGGCTCCATAGGTCGCTGATTGTGCCGTCTCCCCACGCATAGCCGAGCGTAATCGGTTGTAAAATGCGCTTTGCTTCCGGCAATGTGCAGATGATTGGCGGCAGCGTGCGCCCCATAACCAGCCCTAAGCCCATGTTATCCCCCAGGTACGCAAAAGGTTTGCACTATTCAAAGAAAGCGAACTCCTTACCGGTTGGCTCTTGTGGTGCGTTGACGGCCTGCGCAATCAGCGCCCACGCCCTGTCTGCCACGTCATTGCAGGCGCGTGCAGGCAACCCGTACTCGGCCACCAGGCGCATGTACTGCGTGCGCAGCAGTTGCACCGTCTCCACACGCGCAAGCGGCGCGCCATAGTCGCGCAGAATGCCGCCTGCCAAAGCACGCGCCACGGGT